CGTGTACAACAGCCTGGACGTCGTAACGTCCAGTGAGACCTCAACCCTGATTGCACCAGGGACAGGATCATAGATGGTCAGTCCAACGTCAGCCGAGTTGTGTATGGCTCCGTTCTGGAACTTGACTCGTGCGATCTTCCTGCCGGTACCGAACGTAAGGCCGTCTAGGTGTGCGTCAGTCTCGGTCCAGATGAACGCACCGCCCAAGGGGTCATGCTCAACCCCAAGTGTCTGACCATGCCCGAAGGCAGTCAGGTACATCTGCCCTGTTATCGCCCCGCCCTGAGTCATGCGGAGAACAGTGATGTCCCCATTGATAAGACGCTGGGCGAATGAGACAGGAGCACCTTCGCCCGGTAGCTGTATGCCACCAACGATGGTCTGTGTCACGTACAGAACTTGTTCAGTCTGATCGTAGGCTATGCCCTGAAAGAAGCTGTCGTTAGGTCCGGGCCTCTCGGGCATCGTGTTTATGATTTGACCCGTAAGGTCGAAGATCTGAGCCATGCTTCTCCCTTGGAGAAAAAGGGCAGCCCCCGAAAGGGCTGCCCTTGATCCTTAGAACGAGGTGACCGTGAACCAAGCGGTACCATCAGAGACGATGGTGACAGCGTGAATAGCACCAGAGGCCAGGGCCTTCGTGGTGGCACCGTCGATCGTCTCGGAAGCGTTGCCATCGAGAGTCACAGCGTTGGTAGTGCCGGTCGTACGAACCACGTACTGACGCCCAGGCTGAGTCGTAGCGACAGCCGGAAGGTTAACGGTGATAGCGCCACCGGCAGGATCTGCCAGAAGCACATAGTCGTTAGCCGTCAGCGTAGTCGTTGCGGTTACAGCCCGAACGGTGTACGAAGTGTTATCGAATCCAGACATAGATTCTCCTTAGATAGAAGAGGGGCGCAAACTAAGCGACGATCGTTTAAGCCTAGGCATGGCAGGCCAGGCCCCCTCAACTAGGATTAGGCAGCCGGGCGAGCCGAGCTGGTGGACTGAGCCACAATAAGCGACTCGGGACGGTACAGGGTCCAGCCAGCGACGCCGTACCAGCCGAGCGGCTGGAAGCGAGTCAGCTTGTCAACAACCGGGCCACGGACCGTGTGGAACTCTTCAGCAACCGCCTCAGCCAGTGCCTGCTGACCGGTGTAGTAGGTGTTGAAGACACGAGTCTGAGTAGCACCAGCACCAGCACCAGACTGGACGTTCTGAGCGCGAGGAGTCTCGATGTAGCAAGCACCCTCGTATTCACCGATCTCGCCCGCCCAGATGTTACCGGCAGCCGAGTAGTTGTGCGGGTCACGCCAGGCCGCAGCACCAGTCTCACGGCGCAGGTCGTAAGAGACCTGCGGGTGAATGTACGCGGTGTAGTAGTTACCCTTGTTCGGGTGAACAGCGTTCGTCCGAAGCTGAGTAACAGCAAGGCGAGCCATGTTGGACGTGAAGAACGAGTCCGAGTCGATGGAAGTCAGGGTCACCGGGTTGGTCGGCGTAGTGCCGAAACCATAACCAACGGTCGTACCGTCAGTCCGGATCGTCTGAGTACCAGCAGCAAGGACGTTCTGAACCAGAAGGTCAACAGAGTCAACGAGGTTCCACGCCACCTGGTTGACCAGGCCAGCAGTAACGTCAGTGAAGCTGAACAGGTCCAGCTTGTTGGACACGAGGATCGCGTTACCATACTCGTTCAGGGTCACGCTCACCGTGGTCGGGTTACCGGCCGCAACAGCGTCCGGGTCAACCAGCTCATTGAGAGGCGTGATCTGCTGGGCAAGATCCTGGTACAGCTCGAAGACAACCGAGCTACCAGGCATGGCCTGCTGAACGGGCCGCTTGTCCGCAATCATGCGGAACATCGGCTGCTTACGAAGGGCGAACTCAAGAGCACGATCATACGTGGTCTGAACGAGGTTCGCCATGGCAGTAGTGCCGGTAAAGGCGTTAGCCATTTGTCACTCCTTTATAGGTGTTAGCCTCCCATGCCGTTCACTCCGTTCTGGAATGCGGCGATGAGGGCAGCAGTATCTGACGCGTCACCGACAGCTGCAAAGGCAGCATCGACGTTCCCCATAGGAACGCCCTGCTGACCCGCTTCGGTCATACGCTGGAACTGAGCCTGCATAGAAGCAGGAAGCGCAGGAGCCGCAGGCTCCGTGCTGTCGGCAACGGGCGGGGTTCCGCCCTGGTTACCAGTACCGAAGACGCCTCGCATGGATTCAACCCACGCCTTAGCCTTCTCCGGATCGGCGTCGCCCTCATACACATCTTGTGCACCAGGAACGCCCAGGGACTCGAAGACGGTAGCGAGCTGATTCTTCTTCTTCTCGGCGAGAAGCTCGGACACCATAGCCATGGTGTCTTCGTTCTGCTTCTTCAGCTCCTTGTAAGCATCGCGCAGTGCCTTAGGGCCGCTCATCTCGTTGTCGTTGCCCTGGCCTTCGTCGGTGTTCTCTTCGTAACCCCACTGAGTCATGATGACTCCTCCCAATTAGGTGTGAACGCCATGGTGTAGCGACGCAAGCGAAGCTTGCTAGCAATTGCTAGCTCACTCCGTGAGCGTAGCTCCAGCCTGGGGAGGCTGGTCCAGCTCGTTCGTTTTTGTGTTAACCGGTCTTGTGTTACGCAACTCGGGGCCGGTCGATCCTTGTTGCGGTGGGCTGCCAGGATTCGAACCTGGATCACTGCTCTTGCGCAGTTATGGTGTGCCTAACCACTTCAGCCCTTCCTTCGTTGCGGGGGCAGGATTTGAACCTGCGATCTCCAGCTTATGAGGCTGGCGAGGACTCCGAACTCCTCTACCCCGCTCCGGGATTAGCGAGCACCGCCCGACTGGGCGAGCCCTCCCCTGCTTCCACCAGAGGCGCCACTGAAGGCGCCTCGTTCCTGGCTGAGCAGCTTCTTCTGCTTGTTGAGCGCTGTCGAGTTACCTTCGAACACGGCTTGCTCTGAACTTCTCTGGGTCCACTGGTCACCATAGATCTGACCGAGGGCCTTCATCGTGTCCAGCTCGCTGGCTATCTGCGAGTAACCCTGCTGCGCCTGGTCGTTGCTGATGCCCTCAAGTGCGAGCTGTTCCGAGTAGGACTTGTCGAACGTCAGACCCTGGCTCAGCGCCTGTCCACCAATCGCTGCCGTAGCAGCGCTCTTCTGGAGGAACGGGAGAGCCTTGTTCGGATCAAGGAAGTAAGCTGTCATCTCGTTGTCAGAGATGCCCAGCTGGTTCAACGCTTTGCGGTAGTTCGGATTAGCAAGGACCGTCGCCTGAGTGGCGAGGTCTACTCTGGACTGGATCTCACTCGGGCTTACGTTCTTGCCGATCCATGTCGTGAAGTCCGTGGGCTGATCGTAGAACCCGGATGGAAGCCCAGCTGACTGCATGATCTGACGGAAGCTAGCCTCTGTCGCAAGATATTCTCCAGCGGAGAGAACGGGAAGGCCAGCAGCCTTCCGAGCTTCATTGCCTGAGAACCTCGCCTTGTACTCAGGCGAGTCCTGAAGCAGAATGCTGATCGTGTCAGCAGAATAGCCGTTCTTCACGTAATCGTAGATCTTGGGTGCAAGGCTCTCGATGCCGTACGTCTTGAACAGAGCGTTGATCGCCATGAAGGCATCGCGATCTGCACCAGACAGAAGCTTGTCGTACTCACCGTTCTTCTCGTACAAACGGTTCTGCACGTCAGCACGCTTGGTGTTGAGTCCACCAAGGGTTGCCTGACCTCTCTTGAGCTGCGCCTCAAGCGCAGCTATCTGAGCAGTCTTGGCGTGCTTCTTATCCTTCTTGGCTGCCTTCTTCAGAGCTTCGAGCTGAGCCGTAGCCCTCGTGATAAAGTCCTTCGATGCCTTGATCTGCGCATCAAGGATCTTCAGTTCCTCTTCAGGGCTGTGAGGTATGTTGGCCTTGCCGGGGTGCGGTGCAACTATGGGCACGTCTACCTCCTTCTAGTACTTCACGCCGAAGTCGGCTAGGACTTGGTGAGCAACCTGCATGAGGCTGTCTTGAGCGTTCTTGGTTTTCTTCCAACGAGGATCGCTCCTCAGGTCATTCTCGAACTGCCATAGAGGCTTCACGGCGTTCGCGCCGGTCTTCGGGTCCTTGTATTGCAACGCCTTCTTGATGGTCTTGTTCTGCAACGAGATGCTTCCAGCAGGCAACTCAAGGATCTGAGCCATGGACTGGAGGTATGGGGAAGCGAGGTCTGCTACGGTCTGGCCAGCGTCGATCTGCTTACCCCACTGTGCATACGTCGCCTTGGCCTGGCGACGAATCTCATCCTCGTAGTCCTGTTCGGTGCCGATACCACGGATGATGTTCCTCGACTTGTCCGCATACCACTGAGAGGACATCGTCACTCCCATGTCATATGCGTACGATCGAAGCTTCTCTTGAGCTTCGCCACCTTCACCTTGCCAGGTGTCGTCGCTGAAGTAGACGTACTTGCCGATGTTGTACCTGAGCTGGGATTCATCCCAGCCCTTGGCTACCATGTTGTACGCCCAGGTGTTCATGCGTTTAACGTTGCCAGGCGTTTCCCTCATGCCCATAGCGTTCGCCAACTGGCGTACCTTGATGTACGCCTGCCGAAGATCCTGCTTGGCTGTGGCAGGGTCTCCATACCTGTTCAACAGATACTTGCGCTCGGACTGCGAGTGGGTCTTCCACCACTTCGTGTCCCTGAGTTCGGCTTGGAACTTTTGAGCGCTCCAGTCGTGCTTTACGGCATCCTTGAACTTCTTCTTGAGCTCCGGGTTGGAGTCGAGCAAAGCATCCACGAAGCCGTACATCTCTGCACGCTCTTTGTCGCTCATCGGCTCGTCCTTAGGCGAGCCGCCACCTCCACCTCCGCCCTTGATGGCGCCGCCACCCGAGTACTTGGTTGCGTGGTTCAGGACGCTGTCGACGTAACTTTTGATCGAAGGGCCACCGTACTGCGAGTGCGTGTTCTGGTCCAGGTCGTGATTGCCTGGTCCTGCGTACCATGCGGCAGCAGCACCACGTGCACCCCACTTCTTGTAGTAGCTGTGCAGGATGCCACGCACAATCTTCTCTTGAAGAGAAGGCGAGTCCCTGAACTTCTGCCACGAGATCGAGTAACCAAGCACCCGCCGGGACCATTCGGGAATGTTGCCCTTCATGACCTGATACTTGCCAACGGCACCGATAGAGTTGACCTTGTGATAGTCGCCAGAGCCGTGGCCGCCAGTCTCCTGGATGCTGATGCCATACATAAGGGCCTCGAAGCTTGTCGCCATCTTTTCTCCTCCGCCTACGAATGCAGAAAGGGCAAGCAGCAGGCTTGCGACTGATTTAGCTAGGGCCGTTAGCAAGGCCAAGATCCTGTAGAACCTTGAGGCCAGCGGTCATGACACCGTTCTGCGCGTTGCTCGTCTTCTTCCAACGAGGATCATTCCTGACCTGACTCTGGAAGTCGTACAGGCTGGTGCCACCAGGCTTACCGTTGGCATCGAGCCCATTGAGGGCTCGCTTGATAGTCGGGTCCATCACGTCGATAGAGTTATCAGGTATCTGCAACTCGCTGGCCATCGTTTGGATGTACGGTCCGGCGATATCCCGGACCGAGGAGCCAGCGTCGATAGCGTCAGCGTAAGCAGGGAACATGGACTTAGCCTGTTCCCTCACCTCGGACTCGAAGTCCTGCGTGGTAGCTATCTTCCTGACCACACGCTGAGCCTGGTTCTTGATCGCCTGATCTGTCAACTTGATGCCCATGTTGAACGCATATTGCTTCATCGTGTACTCGTGCATGGCAGCCTCACCTCGAAGGGTTCCCTTCTTGGTGAATGTGACGTAACCACCGATCGCATACCGAAGCTGATTCTCGTCCATGCCGGTCTCGATGACGTTCTGGGCGATCTTCTTCAGCTTCGACTCTGGGATAGCTGCACCGATCTCGGCAGCAAGCTGCCTCACCTGAATGATGGTTGCACTCATCTGAGCGTTCCATGTAGCAGGATCGGTATTCTTGGTAACCTGGGCTTCACGTCTGGTGTTGGAGGTTTCCTTCCACCACTTCGTGTCTCTGATCTCCGCCTGGAACTTGTCTGCTGTCCATGTTCCTTCAACAGCTTCCTTGAACTTCTTCTTGAGTTCCGGGTTGGACTCAAGGAAGCCGATGCTCCAACCGTAGTTCGATGCAAGCTCCTCGGGGGTCAGCTTCGGAGACTGCTCGTAATCCGAGTCAGAAGCTCCTGTGGCATGGACGCCGTCGATACGGCGTCCCCCTACGAACGTGTCTACGTAGTAGCCTTTGGTGACGTCCACGATCTCGACAGACTTGCCGGGCCTTGGTGCGTGAATCATCTTTCCGTTGCCGAGATAGATGCCGACATGGTCAGGCCCTGACCGCGAACTTGTATCGAAGAACATCAGGTCACCGGGACGGAGGCCCTTCAAGCCTACGGCCTTACCTTCCCCGATCATGTCGTACGTGGTTCTCGGGAGGTTTATGCCGTAATGCTTGAACACCTGCTGAATCAGGCCTGAGCAATCGACACCTTTCTTCAAGGAGTCGCCACCCCACACGTACGGCGTCCCGATGAAACGGGACGCGTAGTCACCGATGTCGCTGCCATCAGTCGCCATCAGGAACCACCTGCAATCATCTGCATCATGGCATCCCAGTAGGTTGTGCCCGACTGGTACTTGCC